ACACGACCTTTCAATGCAATATAAGTGCCGCCAACCAACCCGCTGTTCATCATGTAAGCCGGATTGGCACTAACAATACCAATTGCTCTGTCGCCCACTGTACAAGCAGTTACTTCTTTTTCGCCGCCAATTGCAACAACTGTTCCAACAAGATAATCTGCATCAGCTAGATATTTTTCTGCCAAGTCAGCATAATCTGCTGAACTTGCAATGCCTTGGAACACGTTTGCATAGATATCTGCGCTAGCATCACGTACTGCCACTGTACTTGCGGCCGCGCCAGTGTTGCCTGAACGATATAGACCGCTCACTGTTTCAAGCACTTGATTAGCCTGACTAGCAATACCACTAAATGTTCCTGCATAGATTGTGTTATAAATTTTGGTAGCAGAACCAATATTTGAAATATTTGTGTCGCCAGGAAGCAAGTCTGTTCCAACTAATGATAACGGGTTCTTGGTAACGCCTGCTACTGTAGTTTTGAAAGTAATTGTATTGCTTAGTACGTTTGCAATTGTGGGAGTAGACCCAATAATACTGACAACTAAATCGTTGGCATTACCAACAGTATATCCTGCATTACTAAAGTGAATTGGATCTGCAAAACTGGTTGTGCTTGCTCTTAGGTATTCACTGGCCGCATACCCGCCTAGTTTATCTGCGTTACTTGCAGTTCCCCAGAAACGTTGATCAGTAGTGCTGGTTGTGCCTAATATTCCTGACACTGTACTATTAACTAAAGTAATACCTTTACCAATTTTACTAAATCCAGTAATAGCATTCAAACTGCTGTTCAGCGTAAACTGATCAGCACTAATAACATACATTACCTGGCCGTTTGTTACTGCTTGGATAACCGAATGTGTTGCACCAACATCGTCAATAACGCTAATACTTTGCATCTGGGTTGTGCCAGCACCCGCTACACTTTGAGGACCAACTAGTGTAAATGTGGTACCATTCCACACATAAATTTGTTTATTTGCAGTGTCATACCAAAATTCGCCAGGAGTAAGCCCCACGGGTGCGGTTGCGCTTGCTTCTGCTCCGCTTGCTATTCGATATTTACTACCGTCATAGAATTTTAATTTGCTATTTGCACTATCAAACCAAATTTGCCCAGATAATGGGTTGTTTGGGCTGGTAGATCCGCTGAAATTTTCAAGTAAAAATACAAGATTTTCATTTTGTACTTCTCCGTAGCCAGCATAATTTTTACCAATCAGTTTGATAGATAGTGTGCTATCTATGGTTCCGTCGGCAACTACTGTGATCTGTGATCCGTTGTATCTATTAATGGTATATGACATCAGTTATTCCTCATTCCTAATATTTATCGTTATATGCTAGTGTTACCATGTGGTAAGCGCCGCACGTTTCCATGTATTCACACCAACACAAACATAAACATAACTTGGCCCCCAAGCAATTTGTCCTGGCAATCCGTCTGCTGAAGCAGTTGCTGGAACTAGTGATGTATTAATAATAACAGATGTTCCAGTTATTGTTAAATTTCCACGTATTTGTGCATTGCCGTTAACGTCCAACGTTGATGCTGGTGTTGCTGTAAACACGCCCACTTGTTGTGTAGCACTGTTTACAAATATCGCTGGCGTAACGCTTCCGTTAGGATTTACATAAATCCCAAAATTTTGTGCTTGTATTTTTGCTGTTAAATTAAATTTTGAACTATCAACAGCAATTTCGCTATTTTGTGCAGGGCCTAATACCAATGGGGTCGGATGTGCAATAACTAACTGATTGATAGTTGTCATTGTATGGATTGTTTCTGCAGGATCACCGGTACTTAAAAAGTTCTCAGCAGTTTTGCTTGTTCCATCGGCCGCAATTAATAAACCAGCTGATTTGGCTTGAACGTTAAAAGTCAATCCTGAAAGATTGCTGGCATTGAATCCGATACCGATATTTCCAGAAAAATTAGCAGGAGCTACTCGCGGAGTAAATGCTTCAAGACTAAAAATTCCTACAATAGTTTTCTTTAGGTAAAGATACAGAACTGTATGATCAACGTTGAAAATATCTGTAATTACACCTGTTTGAAATCCCGATAACCCTTGACTTTGTGTATAAACTGGGCCTGCTAAAATGTTAGCAGTACCGTCGTTAAAATACATTTGTTGATTTTTGCTATCAATCCATAAATCACCAGTGGCTAATTGTGCAGGAATAGTGCCTGAAACAATTGCTCCACCTGAAACTCTAAATAAATCACCGTCGTATACTTTTAAGCGGCCGGTGCTGGTGTCGTACCATAACTGTCCAATAATAGGATTATTAGGAGAACTAGAACTTGCAAAATTTTCTAAAAGATATACAAAATTTTCGTTAAGATATGTTCCGTAACTTGCCGCATTTTTACCAATCAATGTGAGATCAGTGCTGTTGTCAACTTGGCCGTCTACTATCTGAGTTAACGTGTTGCCATTACTTTTTAATATTGTGTAACTCATTATATAAGGACTCCGTGGAATATAATATAATTAATAGCTAGATAAGGATTCATTGTGTTAAACAATTCGCCATGTGTGTCAGAAAGAACGCCACCGCTAGTTGCTAAGTATTGTGATTGTGCGGCCGCCTGGCCGCCTGATCCAGAAATAGCATTTGTATCGTCTGGTGTTCCTGCAACATTACGCACTGCAAAGTATTGATTACCGGCGTTGCCCTTCATTGTATGAGTGTGCTCTGGAATATTTTTAGTTGCAAGTGTCACGGATTCTTGTCCGGACGATCCGCCTAAATTTTGTGCAAATGCGTTGGTTACTCGACCAGCAGTGGCACCAACAGTGTAAATTGGAACACCTGCTGGAGTGTTAACTTGGAGACCGTTGTTCATATTATCTCGGCCCAGCGCAAATCGTCCTCTCAAATCTGGTAAGCAAAATGTTCCTGCGCCCTGTAAAGATCCAACTGCTTTGTATGTGTAGCCAATAATTGAAAACAATCCGCTATACGCCGATGAACTAACTTCAGCGCCGTCGCATAAAAAATATCCCCGAGGAATTGCAGTTGCTGGCCCAGCATAAGGAAAAATGCAACCAACTGGAACTACTGGAAAACTATTTGTTAAATTATTGACTGAAATCTTTTTAAGCGAACTAGCAGTTGGACTGTACATTAATATTTCTTCTACACCAGTAGTGCTAGTTAGCTCGGCTTGCCTGCTGACTGCAATGCTGGTAAGTTGGGTATTAAATATTATAGTTTGATTTTGACCGTCAAAAGAAGTACTATCAGTTATTGTATTAACAATATCTCCTGCTATACTAAAAATAGTAGGGCTGGCTAATTTTGTTGCACTACCGCTAACACTTCCCTGAAATCCGCCGCTAAATGTTCCGTTGAAGTTTCCATAAAAATTAGTTGCATATATACTTGCAAATTGACTGCCGCCGGAAATAGTGGGATCTGATCCAAGATTATAGACATTATTAAGTAAAGGTTGTATATCTCCGCCTAAACTCAACTGGCCGTTGAGATTTAATGTTTGTAAATGGCTGTCGCCTGATATTACTATACCGCCCGACACTGTAAGACTGCTGGAATCAGTGCTGGATAATACCAATTTAGATCCTGCAATATCACCGTTAACGTCCAATGCCACATTTGGGTTCGATTTGTTAATACCAACATACGCATTTGGATCCAGATGTAAAACTGTACTTGCTGTACCATTAACATTTAATTTAAAATCTATACTATTCCCACTCTTGGCATAAAATGTGGCCGCATTAGTTGCAGATTCTGTGAATAAAGTAATCGCACCAGTGTCACTTCCTACAGTTAGTCCTGCCGCAGATCTCACATTAAAACCATAATTGGTAGTACTTGCTTGATCACTACGTAGGAAATTTGCGGTAGGAACACCTATTCCGTTTTGAGGATCTGTTAGTGTATCTGCCTGAGATGATATTCCAAACAGTTTATAAGGAACTTGACCTGTTGCTACAGAATAAAGATTTATACCTTTTTTAAATTGTGTAAATCCAGCTTGAGTTGCTTTGGGTGTAAAC